TTTATTACAATAGATAGTACAGAGAATAATGGAAATCTATATAATAACAATTCTTTTGCAATTCAAAATTATCCTGGCTATGGTAGAGCATATCAAGATACATTATTATTTGAAATGTATGATAGTTTTTCCTACCTTCATGGTGCTGAAATAGCATTGAATGGTGGAGAGTTTCATACTTTCCTAAACTCATCTGGTAGTAGTGCAGTTGGTATATTTAGATTACAAGATAACTATGCATCAGGAATTACTACTGATATGTGGAGTACTACTCTTAATATTGGTACAGGTACTGGTAACTATACTGCAACTGGTGGAATAACAGTAGGTACAACCGCTACACCAGTAACTATATCTGCTAATGAAAAATTACAGATTAGTTCATCGATAGATATTAGTGGAACACTAACCGCATCAATTGATACAGGTAATGTATTAGTAGGTGATGGTAGTGGTAAATCATATTTGGTTCCAACTTCATCATTAGGTGGTGGTGGAACTGTTGCAGGTTCAGACACAGAAATACAATATAATAATAGTGGAGCGTTTGGAGCAGGTGCATTCTTAACTACAAACAAAACTGATAAAGTAGAGATTATACATGAACTAGGTTTAGTAGGTGATGGTGGAAGTAGTCAAGGTGAATTAAAACTTTATTGTGAAGCAGGAACACCACATTATGTAGCACTTAAAGGACCTCTTCATGCAGGTGGTAGTAGTTATACATTACAACTACCTAATACTTTACCTTCAGTTGCTAATCAAATATTAGAATCAAATGCTACTGGTACGTTATCATGGATAGCTACACCAGGAGCTATAGATACTGGTTCATTCGCTATAAAAGACCAAGCTAATACATTTACTGCAGGTCCACAAATAGCATCTGCATCAGATGGTAATGGGGTGTTCACATCACAACCATTAATGCCAACAAGTGGATTTGGACAAAAGTACTTATGGCAAACAAATGGCCAAAACTTATCAGTTGATGGTTATGGAGCTTATAATGTTTATCAAGAAAGTTTAGCCCATTTCAATGGATATGGTAGGTGGTATGATAGTTCATGGTATCAAGAATTTTATGATACAGGTTTATCTTATGGAACAGAAGTTACTGTAAATGGTGGTGGATGGAGAACACAAGTATATTCAAGTGGTAGTGGTGGTTTCAATGGTAGATTCTTAGTACAAGATGATTGGGATAATACTACAACTGCAATACTTGATGCAACTGATATTGAAATTGGAGCAGCAACAAATGGAGTATTAGATTCACAAAGGATAACATTAGGTAGAAACACTACTGACCTTACTTTAAACGGTGAAACAACTATTAGTGGTTCTACTGATATATCAGGAAGTTTAACATCATCATTACAATCAGGATATGTTTGGGTAGGTGATGGAACAGGAAGAACAACAACTGCAGCAACTTCTTCATTTGGAGGAGGTGGTGGAGCTGCATTCCCTTATACAGGAGCTGCACAGATTACTGGCTCACTTGGTGTAAGTGGTTCTCTTGTTATACAACAAGATTCATATCCAGATAACAGATTAGGATTTAAGAGTGGTTCTACTGAGTATGTACAAATGTATATTGATACTGGTTCAGAATTTGTACCAGATGCATGGGTTATAAATCATCATAGTGCAGGTCAGATATTCGGTATTGCTAATAGTAATGGTTGGATAGAAGTAAATACAAACCTTAACATGAATAGTAATTCTATTGTTAGGGGTAATTTAACTACAAGAGCGATAAACCAAGATAGTGGTTATACTGCAGCCTTTGATAAAGTAACTGTAAATACTACAATTGGTTTAACACAACAGAATCCATTACCAGCAGGAAGTGTTGGTGAACTGGCTGCAAGTGGTTCTAACTTATATTTCAATAATGGAACTATTTGGAAGCAAGTATCATTAGTATAAAATTATAACTAAAATTAAAAAATAACTACTAATATATAACAGATTGTTATATCAGTAGATATATATCAAATCAATAACAAAAAAAAAGAGAGAAAATTATGAATTCACAAACTGTATTAGGTAAGGTCATGGCTCTATTATCAATAGATAAGGGAGAAGTAAAACTTACAGTAGCTAAATTAGCTGATGGTACTCTTGTTGAATCTCCAACTTTTGACGTGGGTGAAACCTTAGAGGTTATTCACGAAGATGGAACAAAGACTCCGGCACCTGATGGTGAACACTTACTAGAATTAAGAGATGAATCTGATAACATTAACAGAATCAAAATCTTTACTGAAGGTGGAATCATCAAGGAAAGAGAAAATGTTGAAATCGAAGCAAAAGAAGAAGATAAGAAAGAGGACATGGCTGACGTTTCAACTAAGGAGGTGGCTGCTTTACCAGAATCTGGTAAATCAACTACTGACGTAAATGAACAAGTAACTCTTGAATCAGAACCTGGAATTGCTGTAAAAGAAGAAGTGGTTGATAAGGAAGCGGATATCGTTAACTTAGCCACTAAATTAGAAGAGCAAGAAGAGAAGATTGAAGAGATGAAAGAAAGAATCGAAGAACTTGTAAAGTACTTTGAGGAAATCAAAAAAGAAGAAGAATCATTAGAGGAAGAAAAGAAAGAGGAGAATGAACTTGAATCTAAGAAATTAGATGGGGCTCCTATCGAGAAACCTGCAATGATGAGCAAAAAGAAAATCAATAACTTTAAAGTACCACCAAATTACACAAACTCGGTACTTTCAAAAATGTATAGGTAATACCTATTAAATTAAAAACCCAAAAGAAAGAAAAATGAAAAAATTAGTAAATTTAACTACTGGTCAACCAAGCATCACTTCAACGTATGCTGGTGAAGCAGCAAGCGGTTATATCGCAGCTGCATTGCTTTCTGCAAGAACTCTTGACAATCAGTTGGTAACTATTAAACCAAATGTAAAGTTCAAAGAAGTTATTCAGAAAGTAGATGTTGATGGAATCGTACAAGATGCAAGTTGTGACTTTGTTACATCTGGATCTACATCTATCACAGAACAAATACTTGAGCCAAAAGAGCTACAAGTAAACTTATCATTATGTAAGCAAGAATTCGTTGATTCTTGGAATGCATTACAACTAGGATTTAGTGCCTTTGATGAAATACCAAGAGATTTTAACGATTTCTTAGTATCTTATGTAGGTGGTAAAGTTGCAGAAAAAACAGAACAAGACATATGGGGTGGTGTATCCACTAACAATGGTGAGTTCGGTGGATTCGAAGCTATACTAAATACATCAGCAGCTACAGGATTAAGTACTGCTGTTCAAGCAGCAAGAACTGGTGGTAGTGGAGCAATCGTTTCTGGTTCAGTTGATTCATCAAATGTATTAGCTAAATTATCAGCAGTATATGATACTATTCCTTCTGCCGTATATGGTAAAGAAGATTTAGTAATCTATGTTGGTTCTAAAATCGCAAGAGCATACCAATCAGCATTATCTGGTAATTCTACATTATCAAATAATTCTTACAACAACCAATTAAACGTTGGTGAAAAACCATCAAACTTCCAAGGCGTTGAAATCGTAATGTGTCCTGGAATGAGTGATGATAAAATCGTTGCAGCACAGAAATCTAACTTATTCTTCGGAACAGGTTTACTTTCTGACCACAATGAGGTAAGAGTACTTGACATGGCTAACCTTGACGGTTCGCAAAATTATAGAGTAATCATGAGATATACTGCAGGAACGCAAATTGGAATTGCACAAGATATCGCATATTACGGAGCATTTTAAGTCTAACAATAATTAATAAAAAGGAGAAACTATGAGTTGTTTAATATCAGCAGGAAGAAACGAAGTATGTAAGGATTCAGTAGGTGGAGTACAAGGAGTGTACTTTATCAACTATGAAACTGGTTCGTTTTCAAAGAACGGAAGTGGAGAAGTATCATCACTATCTGGTTCGACAGCATATTTTTATGAGCTCAAAGGGACCTCTACTTATACGGAGACAGTCAATTCATCAAGAGAAAATGGAACTACGTTCTTTTCTCAAGAGACAGTTTTAAACTTGAAAAAGTTAACAAACGAAATGACTACTCAATTAAAGTTGTTAGCATATGGGAGACCTCAAATCCTAGTATGGACTAATTCAGGTGATACATTATTAGCTGGAGAAGTACATGGAAATGATTTAACTGCAGGAACTATTCAAACTGGTGGAGCATTAGGAGACCTATACGGTTACTCTGCTACTTTCACAGGAGAAGAAAAGTTACCAGCCCCTTTCATTAGTGGTTCAACAGTTAGTGATGCATTCGCAGGATTAACTGGTGTTGACAAACCAACAATTGTATATGGTTCAAATTAAGTAGAATTACTTATTGAGACTAAATAAACTAAACCCCTTCTCTTCGTGAGAGGGGTTTTTTTATGTCTTATTCTTATTTAATTATAAGTTAATGTTTAGTTGTTATAGTCATAAACAATAGATATGCTATCGTATTATATATCACAGAGTAACGAATTTGTGGTCAGAACCCAAGATACTGCAAGTGTAGTAATTAGTGGTTCTGATGTAACAGAGGATATGACGCTTGTATTGCAAGATATGTCTCT